TGTGTGAAGCATCTGTGATTGCTCATTCTGTAAAGTAATATCGTCATAGTCTATGACGTTTTCTATAGTATCAAACATTAGTCATTCTCCCCTTTTATTCTTTGCATAGCTTTATCAAAAGCTTCTCTTGTTTTTCTCTCATAGTATTTCTTTTTTAGATGTGCTTGTAGATTAGCAACACCTAACGCACCTATAGTATCTGAATCATGATAGGTATAGTATCTGATTCTAGGTTGATTTGGATAGTTCTTACCCAAGCTACTCTTTGCAAGTTTGGGTCTAAACTGATAAGTCATGTCGTAGTAATGTCTAGTCATTGTTTTACCTTTCTAAAATCGTCATAGTCTATGACACTTTTTACATCACAGCATTATTACTGTGATTATCTATAAGCCTAGCACACCTATAGGTAGTGTCAATACTTGCAGAATGCTCTTCTAGTTATGACCGTAGTTGCAAAAAATGTAACAACTCCTGGATTTTACTACTGTTGATCTGCTCAAGACCTCTCTAGTTATGACCGTAGTTGTGACTCTTATGAGCATAGGAAAAGAAAAACGTCATAGTCTATGACACTTTTTAAAGACAAAAAAAAGCTACCATAAAAAATATGATAGCTATAATAATATATTTAGATTAATTTAAGACATAAAAAAAGCCTAGTAAAAACTAGGCTAATTTTAATATATGTATTTTAAGTTTATGCTATTTTGAAAATCTTTTTAAAAGTTTCAATTTCATTAGATTTATTGTTTTTGATAATCTTTTCAAAATCTAAACCATTTTCATTGAAATAAATTTCCATAAATGAATAACAGTCTTTTAAACAAGTTTCTAAATTTTTATCCTTAAAAGTTTTTTCATTAGTTATATTTGATACAAATTCTAAACTTAAAGATTTATTTGATAATTCATTAGAAGCTTCTTTTTTAGAATTTGCTTGTTTAGTTGTTTTTCTTTTATGTGAAGCTTGTTTAGAATTTTCACTATTAGAAAACAATTCAATATTATCTTTTCTAAAATTTTGAAAAGCATAAACAAAACTTGTAAATTCTTTTTCTAAACAATAGTTGTAAAATAAATTTGAATATTTATTTGCTTGTTTTCTTATATTCAATTCTTGCCTTGTAAAAACCGTATATTCAAAAGTACTTTGGTTTTTATCGTTAGTGGTATGTTTACCAAAACCCTTTTTACTTAATTGATCGTGTTTAAACTTGTTACGGTTTTTTTGTTTAGAAGCTTCAATGTCTAACTTTTCAACAAAATCACCTAGTGCTAATTCACCAAGTAAACCGTCAATAAAACTCTTATAAGTATTTTTACGGTTAGCTATTACATTTTCAATAGTAGTTGATATATTTTCAAAACTTGAAAGCTTATCAATTTGTTTTACTATTGATAATTTTTTAGTTGTTGTCTTTTTTGTAGACTTTTTATTTTTAAATAAATTTAACATTATATTTTCCTTTTCTGTTTAGTTAAATTAAAATTATGAAACTTTTTAAGCTTCAATATAAATTTTATACTATTATGTGATAGTGTCAATATAATAAATAAATCCATCATAAAACTTAATATAAACAATATGTATATAGATATTTTATTTTATGCTTAAAAAATATATATAGATATACTTTTAATATTCTTAATTAGTAACTATCAATAAAAAATGTCATAGACTATGACAATTTTAACTATAATTAGATACTGTTTTCTTATCAGTAATTAGAAAATAGATAATTTATAGTAATATCAATAGAATATTTTTATTTTTTGGCTATGTTACAGCACTTTTTTGGCATGGGGGGGCTGGGGGTACACCCCATCTAGTAGTACGTATCATGGAGATATACACAGATTAGGTATTTCTAGTGTTAACCACTTAACTAACTGTTAAAATGCAGCAGATTAGTATATAAAAAACGTTACATTTTGGGCAGTCCAAACACACAGTAAAATATTTTACTTGACAAGATAGTAAAAACCGAGTATAATTATGTGTAGTTAAACTAATAGTAAAACTATTAAGCAGATAAAACTATATTAGATACTAAACTATAAAGTATAACTAAGATTAATCCCAATAATTTCCGTGCTATGAAATTGTTTCTTGACAATGAGTAAAAAATCAGTAAAACTATATACACCAGAGAATATTTTAGAATCATTTTACGATGCAATTCGTACAAATACTTTACATAAGCTACATATTCCTCACAGTTCCGTATTTTACACTCGTGCTGCAATAGAAGCTAGGACAGGTGAACGTTATACGCTGAAGCACGTAGAGAATGCGATGAAAGCTGAAGGAATGTTAAACGATGTATGAATTATTTGTGTTGGCTTGTCTAATAGGCAGTCCAAATATGTGTGTGACATTAAAAGATTTATATAGTCCTCACCCAACTCACGACAAATGTCTAGCTAGAGCTTACGAAATAGCACAAGGTATGCCTATTCATATGCCTATGTATTTTCCTAAAAGTTATAAATGCTTAGATATGACACTAGAAGGCGAAAAGTTAAAAACAACATGGCAGAAAAGAAAAGAAAGCGTGGAGGACTAAAGGGATTCACTCAGAAGAGTGGAGATATGCGACCCACAAAAAGTGGTGCAGGGATGACCAAAAAGGGTGTCGCTAAGTATAGAAGGCAAAATCCGGGAAGTAAATTAAAAACAGCAGTAACAGAAAAGAACCCATCTAAATCTAGAGCAGCACGAAGAAAATCCTTTTGTGCAAGAAGTGCAGGTCAGATGAAAAAATTCCCTAAAGCTGCAAAGAACCCGAATAGCCGATTAAGACAAGCTAGAAGAAGATGGAGATGTTAAATGGCTGAATCATACAGAGAAAAAATGCAGAAAGTTCGCCTTGGTCAAAAGAAAAGAGCAGAGCAAAGAAAAAAGCAGATGATGATGACAGGTGGACTAGACGAACTTAATGTCAAATCACCTAAAAAGACACCTGCTGCTATGAAAGAACAAAAAAGAAAAGCTGACATAAGAAAAAGAAATCAGAGAACTTTAGGTTCAATCTTTGACACTTATGTGAAAGGCAGAAAATTTAAAGACAAACCTACACCAGCAAGAGGAAAGTCTCCTGGTGCGTTAGGTGGAAAAGCACCACTAGGCAAGTCACCTGGAAGATTAAAAGCAGAAGGCACTGCAAGAAAGACTGAATCAATCAAAGGTAGAGCACCTACTAAAGGACAAACTTTCAAAGATTTTAAAACAATCGCAGCTGCAAAGAAAGCTGGGTCTTTGTACTACATGGGCAAAGATGGCAAAAAGAAAGCTGCAGTCACAAAAACTGATTTAGATAAAAGTGGATTATCTTTGAGAGACTATCTAAACTTCATGACTGGAAAGACAAGAAAGTCATCTCCTATGCCAAAGAAGAAACCAATGCCTATTAAGACTAAGATGGGTAGAGTTGGCAAAGGTGGAATGGCAAAGATAAAAAGAGGAATGCGTGATAAAAAAATGAGGAAGATGTAATGCCTGTATTCGTACCTATAGTCATGCAACTAGGTCGTGTTGTTTTACAAGCAGGTTCTAGGTCTGTATTTAATTTTTTGAAGAAACAAGGCTTTAAACAAATAGCAAAAAATAGCAAAAAAGCTAAGAATGCTCCTACCGTAACTAAACTTAATCAAGTTAAAAAGCTTCAAAAGCCTAAAGTTCAGACTACTAAACCTAAAGTTCAAGCTCAAACAAAGCCTAAACCTAAATCTAAAACTCAAGCAAAGAAAAAACCACAAGATAAAAAGCAAGGTAATATCTTAACTCGTAATAAAGGTAAAGCTATTACTGCTTTAACGATAGGAACAGCTTTAGGTGCAGGACAACTTACAGGTCCTGAAGAAGTTAAATCTATGCCTAAGAAAAAAGATGTGGTTACAACTGACAAGAAAGCAGAGACAAAACCTCTAACAAACGTTAAGAAAAAAGAAACTCCTCTCAAAAAACTAAGAGAGATCAACGTTAAGACGGTTAAGACAAAAGCACTTCAAGAAAAGAAAAAAGTTGCAGACAAACCAAAAAGAACAAACATCACAGCAGGTGGTAACGTAGGATTTGGTTTGAAGGGTAACATCTTTGCTTCTAGTGAAGAGGATAGAAAAAGACTCATGGCAAAGTTTGGTGGAACAGGCTCTGCTGCTGCAAGAGCAGCGATGAAAGGTACTCAAGGCAATATAGTTAAGAGTAAAGCTAAAAAAGGACACACAGATATGAGAAAAGGGGGATTGTTCTATGGCTAAAAAGAAAGATAAAAAGAATAAACTTGCTATTATCATAGCTGTTGGTAAACCTAAAGGTATGGCTTACGGTGGAATGGCAAGTGGAAAAAGACATTTATATGCTTCATCAGGAGCCGCTGTAGTAGACAACTTACCAAACAAAGGACTTAAAGCACTTGCTAAAACAGAAAAAGGCAGAAGTGCTGTAAGAAATATGGGGTTTGATGTCTAAGCGTAACTATGAAAAAGAGTACGCTAATGAATCAGATGCACGAAAGAAGAAACGTGTAAATAGGAATTTAGCTAGACGTATTATGAAACGTAAAGGTCTAGTTAAAAAGGGTGACAAAAAAGATGTTCACCATGTGGGTGGAGATGCTTCAAACAAAAAGAGTAAGTTGAAAGCAGTTCCTCGTTCTAAAAATAGGTCTTACGCAAGAACAAAAACTGCTCGTAAGAAAAATAAAAAGTCATAGTGGGAGAAACAAAATGGCAATGAAAAAGAAAACTAAAATGTATGCCAGAGGTGGTGCTGGAATGAAGAAAAAGACAAAAATGTATGCACGAGGTGGTGCAGGCATGAAAAAGAAAACAAAAATGTACTCAAGGGGTGGAGCTGCTAAACGTAGATAATGTCTTATCTAATAAGCAACGTACCACACTTTAAGTGTTGGGTACGAAGAGAGTTCACTTGTAATCATCAAGACTATCACGGTGAGTTCCTTCACGCAATGGCATTTGCAGTAAACACCATACCCGACAGGTCTTTAAGCTTCCAAGTCGTTTTCACTGGATGTGAGATTGACATGGAAGGAGGACCTGAAGAAAACGTGCATGGTGGTGCAATGTGGGCAAGAATGCCTATTCAAGCTTTAGTCGCAGACATACCCGTAGATGATTGGGCAGAACCAATGGAAGACCACTTATGTCAACCTTGGGATTGTGAGTCAAGGCATCATTCAGTTATAGTTATGGACAGAGTAAGTTCCTCTCCGTGGCTATGTAAGATTGATAATGATTTCTATACAGGAAAATATTTATTTACTGTAGACTACACAGATAGCGATATAGCAGATGATCCTGCACAACATAAGCAGTCACACGTACTATATTTGTTAGATGCAGGAAAATGGACTGGCAACATAGTTGCACTTCCAAATAACAGAGTGAGAGCGACAAGTCCTGCTTTGTGGAGAACTGGAGATGGTGCTCCTGATTTTACACCATCACAATGGATACACTCTGCAGAATCTCATGAGTCTTACTTAGACCCTTCAGTAACATTTAACAATTTGTACTCCGATGGTAGCCAAGCTAGAAACAATAAGAAAAAAAATAAAAAGTAAAAAGAAGCTTGGTTTCTCTGAAAGGGCAAGAGCAGTTAGCAAAGGATTATTACCAAGTGCCGCTAAAAAAAGGAAGAAGTCAAAAGGTAGTAAGTCAAAACATAAGAAAGCTAAAAAAAGAGGGTAAACCTCACAAACAAGCTATAGCTATTGCACTTTCTACTGCAGGTTACAAACAATCTAATCTGAAAGAAGGACCTAAAAAAGAAAGACTAGTTAAATTACTAATGAAAGCTAGACGTGATGTCGGTGAAGCTTTGAAACAAAAAGACAAAACCAAAGAGCGTCTAGCTAGACAAAGAGTACAAAAATACAAAGTAGCTTTAGGAGAGAGAAGTGGAAGTAAAAAAAGCAAAAACGACAATAAAAAAAGTAGCGTCAAAACTAAAAAAAGCTAGTCAAGCTCATGCAGGTCAAGCAAAAGCTCTATCAGCTATAGAATTACGAAAAGGTGGTTCTGCAAAAAAGAAAACTAAAAAGAAAAAAAGTAAAAGCACAGTAAACAAAGCAGGTAACTATACAAAGCCTGAAATGAGAAAAAGAATATTTAATAGAATTAAAGCAGGAGGCAAAGGTGGTGCTCCTGGACAATGGTCAGCTAGAAAAGCTCAAATGTTAGCTGCAGCTTACAAAAAAGCAGGTGGAGGATACAGAAACTAATGCCACATTACACTAAAAAATTAACAAAAGTAATTAAAGGATTGAAGAAGGCATCCAAGCTTCATGCAAGTCAAGCTAAAACTTTATCTAAAATTAATAGAGACCAAAAGAAGGGATACAAAAAAGTTGTCAAGAAAAAAAAGAGATCCTAAAGTTGGTACAGGAAAAAAACCAAAAGGTAGCGACAGAAGACTATACACGGATGAAAATCCTAAAGACACAGTTAGCATCAAATTTGCCACCCCAGCCGATGCAAGAGCAACCGTTGCAAAAGTTAAAAAAATCAATAAGCCATATGCGAGAAAGATACAGATACTTACAGTCGGTGAGCAAAGAGCTAAAGTGATGGGCAAGACTGAAGTTGTCGCAATATTTAAAAAAGCAAAAGAAAGTTTAAAGAAAGCACATGAACGAAAAAAGAAAAAAAAGGTGTGACACTTGTGAGTGTTACGATTGTGATTGTGAAGAGTGCAACTGCGACTGCCACGAAGAAGATGACGAGGTGCAAGGAGCACCTGTATGATAGAGTTTCTTCTTGTGTTTATGATTGACACAAGAGTAATAAATCAAATACAAACTTTTGATGATATTGATAGATGTCTGTACTTTGCAGAACGTCTACGTAAGCAACCAGCTATACCAACAGAGGATGGAAATCAGCGAATAACTGCATATTGTAAACCCATAAGGAAATAAAATGTTAGCAGAACTAGCCGCAGCTAACGCTGCTTTCGGAATAATAAAAAATTTCGTATCAAACGGAAAAGAACTTGGAGGGTGTGTAAAACAGATTTCCGATTTTGTGTTTGCAAAAGAACAAATAGAAAAGAATCTAAAAAAGAAAAAATCTAAAGGTGTTGGGGGTGGTGATCTAGAAGAGTTCATGGCTCTTGAGCAAATAAAAGAAAAAGAAGAAGAACTCAAAAAAATAATGATCTACTTAGGAAGACCTGGACTTTGGCAAGATTGGCAGGCATTCCAAGCAGAGGCTAGAAAGTCAAGACGCTATCAAGAAAAGATGGCAGAGAAGCGTAAACAAGAGTTAATAGAATATGCAGGGTATGGGATAGCATTTATATTTATATTATTCTTTGCAGGAATATTAGCATGGCTACTAGCAAAATGGATGGGAAAGATCTAACACCTTGCGTAGGGATATGTAAACTCAAAGATAATATATGCATAGGTTGTAAAAGAACAATAGAAGAGATTAAACAAGCATATGATAAGTTGGTTAATAAAAATACTAAAACATAATGGTAGAGTAGGAATTACTGCTGCTAGAGAATTGTCAAGACATAGACTTCATACTACTAAGTATGAAGATTTGTGTATGTAGGGTAGAGTATGGCACTTAAAAAATCACAAAGGTCGTTAGTTGCGTGGACAAAACAAAAATGGCGAACAAAGTCTGGTAAACCTAGTACACAAGGATCAAAGGCAACTGGCGAACGTTATCTACCTGAGAAAGCAATTAAGGCTCTTAGTTCCAGTGAATACGCCGCCTCTTCGGCTGCTAAACGCAAAGCGACTAGAAGAGGTAAACAATTTTCTAAACAACCCCGCAAGATTGCAAAGAAAACATCAAGCTTTCGTAGATTCAGCTAAGTTAAAAGAAAAATTAAAACAAGAAAGAATAAAAGAGAAAATAGCAAATGATACAAGCACTAATAGGACCAATCGCAAACCTCGCAGGAACGTGGTTTCAAAACAAGATAGAAAAAACAAAGGCAGATGGACAAGCTAAAGTCGCAGAGGCTAAAGCTCGTGCTACTGTTGCAGAAAAGGTTGCAACAGGTCAAGTTGAGTGGGAAGGCAAGATGGCAGATGCTACAGTGGATAGTTGGAAAGACGAGTTCGCTTTAGTTGTACTACTAGCTCCTGCTATATTAGTATTTATTCCGGGTATGAGAGAATATGTGAAAGAGGGTTTTGAGATATTAGCAACACTACCTGATTGGTATCAGTATTTATTGTACATAGCAATATCTGCGTCATTTGGTATCAAAGGTGTAGGACAAGCAGCTAAGATGTTGAAAGGCAAAAAGTAATGGCTAAAATTATTGAAACAAATTTTGGAACATTGGTTAATCCACAAAGAATAGCTAGAGGTAGTGCTTCACCTATTGTAAAACAGGGAGCATTCTATACATTTTCACTTAGAGTTGAGACAGATGATATACGAGAATACTCCTTTACAGATAGAGCAAGAGCAGTTCACATGAGAGAAATACTCATTAGTCATTTAGAACAAAGGATAACAAAAAGAGCATGAGTTTAAAAGCCTTGACATTTTTAAAGATTTCTGCTATAATTAGTAAAGTGGGAAACTATTTTTGGCATTTACACGTAAAAGAAATACGTAAACAACAAATGAAATTAGGACTTAGAAGATGAATTTAATTAAGCTACAAGACGAGATAGCTAATGACGAGGGAATAAAATATGAGTTATATAGATGTTCAGAAGGGCATTTGACCGGGGGGATAGGACATTTGATCACAGAGTGGGATGAAGAGTTTTATGGGCAACCCGTAGGAACTAAAGTGCCACACGAACAAGTAAATGATTGGTTTGAAAGAGATATACAAGTTTCCATAAGTGACTGTAAAGAACTATTTGATGATTTTGATAGTCTACCCGAAGAGATACAAAGAGTATTAGCAAATATGTCTTTTCAATTAGGAAGACCAACTCTAAGTAAATTTAAGAACATGATTGCTGCAGTCAACAATAATGACTATCAAGAAATGGCAAATCAGATGGAAGACTCACGTTGGTACAGACAGACACCCAACAGAGCACAACGTTTAATAGACAGAGTTTTAACACAAGGTATACCACATTGAGTAGAGAACTAACAGATAGACAGAAGTTGTTTCTAGAAGTTTTGTTTGACAAAGCTAACGGAGACCCTGTACAAGCTAAGTTGTTAGCAGGATATTCTGAGAACTCATCCACATCAGCAGTTGTTGCATCTATGAAAGACGAGATCATGGAAGCTACACAGCTATACATGAGTAGAAATGCACCCAAGGCCGCAGTTGCTATGGTGAGTGGCATGGATGACCCAACACAGTTAGGTATTAGAGATAAACTCGGTGCAGCAAAAGAATTACTTGACAGAGTAGGTTTAATTAAAACTGAAAAGGTACAAGTAGAAGCGTCGGGTGGTGTGATGATATTGCCACCAAAGCAAGGGGGATAGTATGGATATAATGGCACTAAAAATGCAATTAGCAGAGTTAGAGATGCAAGAGAAAGCTGAACGTGAAAAAAGAAAACAAGCTACAATTGACAGAGTGGCTAAAAATCAAATTGAAAGAATAAAAGAACGTGAGAAAAGAAAAAACGAAGAAATAAAAATAATTAAACAAAAGATTAAGGAAGAAAATAAAAGTCCACTTGCTAAAGTAGGTATGTCCGTGGGAGGTTTATCCACAAAAAAATATGCAAATCCTGTTACTTTCGTGGATAATTTAAAAAAGAAAAAATGAACAGAAGTTTAGGTAAGTGGAAGCTACCACAACCAACAGATTTAAAAGAAGATAAAGAGTGGATACAGATACCACGTATA